TCAGAGTCGCTTGATCGACCGCGTCGGCTTTGCCGTAGACGTCAATCCTCAGAAATGCGGCAAGTATCTCCCCGGTTCGCATATCCCAATCAAGACGGCGGATGATCTTGTCGCCGCCATTCGACCCGGCGACGTGCTGCTCGTATCCAACCCAAACTACCGAGCAGAGATTGAAACGTTTCTCGCTGACCGAGGCGTCGTCGGGGTCGATGTATCGAGTCTTTGAGGCCGGGCAGCGTAATGCGACCGGCCCTATGATTCACTGGGCCTGGGCCGGTTGCGCCGGCCAGACTACGGGGCTGACCGTCAAATCCAGCCGACTGAGACTCACTCGGTATTGCTTCCAGCTTTTCAACAGAGCAATTTCAGATGCTGTTGCCACTTCGAGATCCACCGCGTCTTGCAACGGTGCGATCTTGATGGCTGCCTGGGCGAGAAGGGCATTGCGAGCAACAGAATTTTCCTCGGCGGATGGCACATAAGGCGTCGGCGTGAGGTCCGTTGTAGGCTCCAAAGAGCTCGGATACGCCCCTAGTTGCTCCCCGTTTGGAGCATAGAAGAGTCCCCCTTCAACACGCACATCGTCCTCGAATGCATAAAGTACGCCCGTTTCGGAATCGCGGAAATATTGCATGGCTTCCTCTTATCGAATTTCATTCCAAGCGGTCAGCGTCGTACCGCCCGTAGTTGTGATCTGGTAGGTTTGCCCGGGCAGTACGATTGAGAAGACGGAGAAAAAAACCGCCCCGCCTGCAGCATTACCGTATGTTTGGGACGATACGCCACCTTTAACCATGGTAATCGTCTGCCCTGCCGCCAAGCTGACACACACTTCCACCGTGATGGCTTTACCGGTCGAGTTGGTGTAGGTCGTGTTTAGTGCGCGAGATCCAATGACGCTTGTCATGACCTGGCCGACCGTGAATGCTTGACTATGGCTTACCGCATGGGTGGCCGCCGTCGCAGCCGCCACGCTGAACGTCTTCGTTGCATCCCCATTCACAGCCGCGGCAGCGGCCTTAAGATTCGCCAGAATAGTCGCCGTAGTCCCGTCGTCTAGGACATCCAGCCCGGTGCGATCGGAAATGAACTGCGCCAGCACCGCCGACATGATGCTCGACTGCCTCCAAACCTTGTTGAGCTGGGCAGACTGCGCCACACCCGACGAAAAGCCCGCAGTGCGTGCGGCCAGGCCGGAATAGGTGACCTGCGTGATCACGTTTGCGCCGGCGCCACCGCCGAACACCAAAAAATCATTCGTTGCCATTGATGGTCCTTACAGAGGTGTGCCCCAAGCACCGACGTCAAAGCCGGCCACGAGGTTGTTGTCCATGTCGAAGCCGAACATCGGCGCGCCGTCCACCGTTGTCACGATGACGATGTTTATGCGCACGCCTTCGGGCTTCAGCGGGATCAGGCCGTTCGCTAGCACCGCGAGGAAGACAGCCGAGGGGATGACGCCGGCGATGCCGATCGTCATGGACATGTCCTGGTTGTCCTGAATGAAGACGAACGTGCCGCCGCCGAAGATCGAGTCGAGGATCGCCTTCGAAGACTCGAGCGTGCCGTCCCAGTGGTTCGCGCCGATCTTCGCGCGGATCACCAATCGATACGTGTCGTCGTCCAGTCGCGTCAGCCCGGCGTCGGGATCGAACGGCCCCTTCCAGCTTCCCTGGTCGAATCCCAGCCCATCGATGTCCAGCGAGAAATAGACGCCGGTGAGCGGTACGGGCACGTCCCGCGAGATGCCGACCCAAAGACCGATGGTGTCGAGCTGGTCGCCAACCGCATTGTCGAGGTCGAACTTGACCGGCATGGCGGATAGCACGTTCTGTAGGTCGACCATCGGCTCGGCCAGCGTCTCGACCACCGCCATGAACTTCGGGCGCTTGTTGTGCTCGCTGGTGATCAGGTCCGTGTACTGAGAGATGTCCGCCATGTCAGGTCACCGTCAGCACAACATCGGTCGGCGTGCACGACGCCACCTGGTTAAACGGCAGGGCCACGTCGGGCGCGCCCGCACCACCCGGCCCTGTCAAGGTGAGAGCCGTCAGCTTGAACGTCGCGCCACCTCCCACGCCATTCGCCGCGGTGATCGCGTCCGCCCATTCCACGCTGCCGGAGACGCCGCCGCCGATGTCCACACCGTTGATGTAGTCGGACACCGCCTGCTTGATCGCATTGCCGGTGGCCGTCGTGTAGCCGGCTAGCGACTTCAAAGAGATTGCGACGCTCAAGGCCGCGCTTGACGGCCGGTAGAAGCGGATCGTGATCGGCCGCCCATAGATGTCCTGCACGACGATGGCGGTTGTGCCATAGGTCGGCGAGCCCGGTGTCTTCTTGCGCGCGATCGCGTTCGCGATATCGTTGGAGTCGCCGCCCTCCACCACCAAAGAAATCGAGTGCGGCGGCAGCCCGTTCGCGTCCGTCGTGGCGGTGTCGTTCTCGTACGGACGCAGGCGCGTCACGCCCGGAACGTTGGACACGGCCCCGATGATGCCGTCGAGCACCGTCAGCGAGGGCAGCGCTGTGGACACCGTCTGCCGCTGTCGCAGCGCCGCATCCGACTCAATCGGCGCGCCGACAGCCGCCGCTGCTGGGTTGGTCACCGTCTGCCATCCGCGCGTCGGGGTTCCAATCTGATTGATCGTGCCAGCCGCCGCCGTGACAGCGCCGAGCGCGGTGCACGTTCCGGTGACCGTGATCGCACCACCCGGCGGGACGACAACGGTCGCCGGCAACGTCCACTGATTGTTGTTCCCATCCTTGGCGATGCCGTTGGTGATGGTCACGCCGGCCTGCCCGACGATCAGCAGATCGGCGGTCGAGAACGACGCGGCCTTCTTGGCGATGCCGTTGATCTTCACATTGCTGGCCAGCGCGTCGCCCTGCGCGGTTGCCGGGCTGAATGACCGGTAGATCGCGACGGCCGTGGCATTGGCATCATTGATGGCCGACGCGAAGACAGCGAGCAACTGCCCATCCTGGCTGTCGGCCTCCAGATACGTGTCCGGACCATAGATCCCGCGATACCGGTCCTGAAGGTATTCGAGGACCTCGGCGTAAGTCGGCGCCGAGATGCCGCTTTCATCGATCGTCGGCGCGGTAGTCGTGATGGCCATTACAGAGTCGCCTCGATCTGCACGGGATCGGCCCCGTATTGGGTTGTGATGGTTGCAACGACGCTCAGCTTTCGCGTCTCGGTATTCAGATCGCTCGAGTAAGCGACCAGCGCCGTTACACCCTGCGTGCCTAGAATCCGCTGGCGAACCGCGGCGTCGTAAGTGCCGCCGGTGTATTTGCCGACGACCTGGTCGAGCGGCGTGCCCTCGGTGATGTCGAGGAACCATTCGCCGCGGAACAGGCGCAGCCGCGTGAGCACCGCCTGCGCCACCGCTTCGGGCACGTCCTTGTAAAAGTCGGCCTGCTGCCCGCCGAAGACGTAGTCGCCGTCAGCGTCGAGTTTTCGGTACCGCATGGAATTCCTCAGTTTGGAGGATTGGTGTTATTGCCGGCGCCGTTTTCGCGGTGGGTGTGCGTGTCGTCGACTCGTTTGCCGTTGGCCGAGATCTGGCCGATCACGTTCAGCACGCCGTTAAAGACGGCGGCGGCGCCGCTGAGCGCGCTGCCCACCATCCCTCCAACGAACGTCAGCAGGCCTGTAATGGTCACGGACGCCGAGAACGTGGAAAGCGGCGCCACCACGTCGAAACCGCCCGGCGCTACGATCCGGACCTTCTGAAGGGTCGGATTCATCTCGATGTAGGTCCCGCCATTTTCGGACCGGAGTTGCGTGGCGGTCGTGCTGACGTTCGCTAGCGCGCGCGGCACCGACCGGAACCCGAGCAGGACAAAGCCATCGGACAGGTCATGCATCCGCAGTTCGGCCTGCTCCTGTACGCCGCCGGACTGCCACCACGCGTCGATGCAGCGGCTGGCGAAGACGACCAGGCACTCGTCGCCCTCGGCGACCGGGAATGTCAGCGTACAATTTCCGCCAGCGGGAAACTGCACCGGGCAGTCCACCAATACCGGCAGCGTGACGCTGGCCACCGTTCCATCCTGCTGCCGCACCTTCATCTTTATCGCGGGCTGCACCGAGCAGGTGGGCGGCCGGCCGGGGCCGCTCTGGAACGACTGTATGATTCCCGGCAGAGCTGTCCAGAGGCCCGCGCCATAGCCGTCGAGCGCAGCACGAAGCGCTACCTCGGCGCCGCCGATTCTTTCGAGTCTGTTCATTGAGGTCCGAAATGAAGAAACTGCCCCTGCTTCTTGCGCTGATCGCCAATGCTGCATTCGCGCAGACGGCCTATGTCACGCCGCCGGGAACGCGGAAGGTCGGCGACACGATCGAGACATCGAAGTCCTTTTTTATCCTGCATGAGTCGGCACCGTGCGGCCTACCGATCGCCAACGCCAAGAACATGCACAAGGCTGAGATCTACAACACCAGCGTGCCCGACATTGGATGCTGGGGCACCATCCTTTCAGCCACGAAGGGCGACTACGTGGTCATCGGCCCGTACGGGAACGTCTCCAAGGGCAACTTGGTCGGCTTCTCTAAGGTGAAGCTACAGCCGAACGGAAGCGGCGTGATCATCGACGGATGGCCGGGAATGTGACTCACCCCCAAGGCTTGATCACATCCGCTGGGGGCACCACCTGCTGTTCCGTGAAATTCTGGACGCCGGCAGTAGCGTCAGCGGCGAGACAAATGACTTCTGTGTAAAACGCGTTGCCGCGCGTGTCACCGCTGTGGCTCGCCACCATCACGTAGTAGTACCCGTCATCCTGCAGATCGTTGCCTTCCGCGGTAAATCCCTCGCCAGCCTGCTGCTTCACCGCGAGACTTCTCTCACGCTGCTGAACACTGCGGTTGTCGATCCTTATCAGCGCGCCGATCTTGACGTTCGGATTGAGCAACATCTTGATCGTGATCCCGTTCTGCGTCTGCTCGGGTAGCCCGACCATGCCAGTCTCTGACGTGATGACGGGAATATCGCCCGGCATATAGGACGTCTCCGGGATGTTTATCACCTTCCCGTCCTGAATGCTCCAGACCGTTTGGGCCGTCCTCGCGGTCTTAGCGAGGAAATCACGGACCATCCCGAACATCACTTTCCCTCGCGGCAATGGGTTCGTAGGCAGCGGCGGGGTGTACCCCTGAGTGACGCCGTACGGATTCATTGCCGTACATGCGGCGGCGAGATGATCTGACACGGTCGATCCCGCCGCCAAGGTCGTGTTGATCACAGCGAAGTTGTATGCCGAGTCACCATCGGCTGCAGTGATGTCCAGGTAGGTATCGGTCTGGCTATCGCGGCCGCGTCGAACCTGCTTGATCGTGCCATCAAAGATGATGCCGTAGTTGCCTTGGTACCCCGCCTGCAAGACGATGCGCGTGTACTCGTACTCGATGCGCTGCTTGGTGTTCTCCGAGAGGTTGTAGACCCGAACTCGTGCCGAGTTTGGCGTCTGCGTGTCTCCGCGACGGATGTCAAACACGATCCGCAGGTCGGAGAGATCGATGGCGGAGCCGGCGTCGCGCCCAATGATCAGGGAGACCTTCCGGCCGAATTGAGGCGTGCTCATCAGTCAGTCACCCAGAACACATGAGACCCGATGCCCAGATCGTCGTAGGTGGGCACGTCGTCGGGATTCTCTGCCCCTTGCACCCACAGCCGACCGCCGAATTGCAGGTGCCGGTATTGCCCCAGCAGATCCACGCCGGTCACCAGCGGCAACCCTCTGACCAGCGGTTGGTTCGATGCATCGGCAATATCCAACACCCAGCCCGCGCCGCCAGCCTTCCGATATTGCACGGTCAGCCGATAGTCCACGCCGCCGAGCGTGATCGTGAAGCGCTGCGGATCCGGCGACAGTGGGATCTCGAAGAAGTTTGGCATCTACATGCTCGTCGGTGGTACGGATCCGCCCGGCGCCGGCGTTGCAGGTACAGCCGCCTTGACGCCAGCGTTTTGCGTTTCCGCAGTGGCCTGTGGGTCAGCCTGGTCTTCCTTCGACGGCAACTTCGTCGCCTGGGTCTGAACGATCCGGATCTGCTTCAGCGTCGCCGTGACGTTCAGCGCGGCGCCGGTCTTCTGGTCCTTGGTCACCGACAGCGACTTGAACAGCATGTCGCGGTAGATCCGCAGCGACGTCACCACGTCGAACGGCTGCCGCGTCTCCTGTAGCGCGAGCAACTGCGAGTAGACCGTGCTGACGTAGTCGGCCGTCGGCAGCTCGCCGCCCTCGAAGATCGATTGCAGCGTGCCGGCCAGCGCCGCGATCTGCGAATTACTCCACCCGCACTTCAGGGTGAGCTCGGGCTGGCGCTTGAACGCGTGGTCGTTGATCTCGGCGCCCTTCTCGACCGGGTGCTCGGTGATCTGCAGCTCATCGAGGTGCGTTTCCTCCAGTTCGACGCCGATCTGAATGGTGCCAATCCGCTTCGGCACCATGAAAATCATGTCGAAGATCACGAGATTGCCCCCTGAAGATTCCGCACGATGTCGCCGTTGACGCGCGCCTGAGATTCCGCGGCGGCGCGGCCAGCGGCGGCAGGGTCGGACACTCCGTACAGATTGATGTTCGTCTCCTGCTGCAGCGACACAGCGGCCGCACCGCGGCGTGCTGCCTCGGCGTCGGCCTGCGCCGGCCTCTCGTAGTACCGCGACACGATCTCTCCCGCCTGCTGCGCGTTCTGCGCGGCCCGCAGCAACCGGCCGGCGCGCTGCTCGGCGCCCTGCGTCAGCTCGTAGTGCACGAACTGCAGTTGCTCCATCAGTGACGACTCGCGGATGTCCTTGCCCGACCATGCCTTGAAGTTGGCCTGCCGGTCCGGATGCCACTGCGCGGCGCCGTATGCGCGCCCGTTGTCGCCTACCGCCTGGGGATTCAGGTTGCTCTCCCGCTGCAGGTTGGCAACAAGGCCCGCCGCCGCATCATGCGACCAGCCCATGCGCTGGAAAAACCCGACGGCGTCAACTGCGGTGCCGCTCGGGCGTTGCTGCTGCCCGGCCGCCGCGCGGCGCCTTGCCAGCTCCGCTTCCTCGCCCGTGTTCAGGCTGCCGCTGTAGAGCGCAAGACCAGCGCCGCCAAGCAACCTCCCGAGGAAGGGGAAGGCGCGCGCCAGCCAGCCGCCGGACGCCGCAGCGCCCGCGCCAGCCGCTGCACCGGCGCCTGCACTGCCTGCACCACCGGCAGCGGCCACGGCCGCCGTGGCGGTGCCCATAGCCCGCAGTGCCGCAACCATCTTCCACAGGCCGCTGACGATCTTGAATCCGCCCAGCGCGCCGAACGCGCCGACCAGCAGCAGGATCTTCGTGGACCAGCCGTCTGTGACCTTGTCGAGTTCGATGAACTGATCCGCCAGCCAGCGCAGCGGCGGCCCCAGCGTCTCGACGGCCACCAGAATGGCGCGCGCGATGTCAGCGACACGCTCGGCGATCTCGTCAGCATGCTCGTCGAACCAGCGCTGGAACCGCTCGAGCAGCGGTCCAACCTTGCGCAGCAGCGCGCCCTCGACCTTGATGCCGAAGTTCTCGAACGTCGTACCGAGCTGGCGCAGTTGCACCATGAAGCGGTGCGAATCCCCGGCCGCCTTGTCAAGCCCGCTGTTCCGGGACATATCCCGGTACTGCTGCATGAACTTGGCGAAGTCGCCGCTGCGCATCGCGAGCAGCAGATTCTCGTCGATGCCGAGGATGTTGCCGTACTGGCTTGCCAGCCATGTCGGCTTCTCGGCTAGCTCCTTGCCGATATCGGCAAGGATATCCACCGTGTCGCGCAGTTCGCCATTGGCGTCGCGCGTGCGGACGCCCAGCGACGACAGATAGCTCTCGCCCGCCGGATTGTTGCGCAGGAACTTGGCCAGGCTCTCGACCGCGCCGAATGCAGTCTCAGTCGAGATGCCGAGGTTGCGCGCAGCAAAGTCGAAGGCCTTCAGGCTGGTGGCCGCAGCGCCCGTCCGCTGTGCGACGAAGTAGATTCGCTCGAGCTTGGAGGCGAACGCTGCGACACCGGCGCTTACGGCCAGCGCCGACGCACCGATGGTCGTCACCAACTGCTTGACGCCCTTCGTGGCCCGCTCGACGCCCTCGTTGAAGTTCTTCAGGCCCTTCT